TAGGGAGAGAGAGCTAGTCACAATTACCAGTGGTTCCGGTATGGGCAAGTCTCAAATGGTCAGAGAGCTACAGCATTACATCTTAGATGCAACTGAGGACAATGTAGGTATATTGGCATTAGAGGAAGATATCCCTAGAACTGCTTTAGGTTTAATGTCCATAGAAGCTAATCAACCTTTACATCTTAATGACAATATAACCAGAGAAGATAAGAGGACATATTGGGAGAAAACATTAGGAACTGGAAGGGTGTACTTGTTTGACCATTGGGGATCTACTTCAGAGGATAACCTACTAGCTAGGGTTAGATACATGGCTAGAGGTTTAGACTGTAAGTGGATTATTCTGGATCATTTAAGCATAGTCGTTAGTGACCAAGAAGTTAATGATGAAAGGAAGGCCATTGACTCCATTATGACTAACCTGAGAAAACTTGTGCAGGAGACAGGTGTAGGCTTGTTCTTAGTGTCTCACCTGAGAAGACCCCAAGGTAAGGCACATGAGGATGGTGGGCAGATATCTTTAGCGGAACTTAGGGGTTCAGCGGCCATTGCACAGCTATCGGATATGGTCATTGGTTTAGAAAGAGATCAACAGAATGCAGATCCTTATATTAGGAACACAACTACCGTTAGGGTGCTAAAGAATCGCTTTAGTGGTCTTACTGGCCCTGCCTGTTATCTATACTACAACAAGGATACAGGAAGACTGGAGGAGACTAGCTGTCCTTTGGAGGTTTCTGATGACTTCTAAACAAAGGAAAGCCTAATGCTTTGGTTTGACATTGAAACTGACGGTCTAAAACCTACTGAGATATTCTGTGTTGGTTGTATTGTTGATAATCAGGAAGCAGTTATTATCAAAGAACCAGAGGACTTTAGGGTGTTACTGTCCAACCTAAAAGATAAGCACATTGTAGGTCATAATTCTATTGCTTTCGATGTTCCTGTCTTGGAGAGATTGTGGAAGATAGATTTCTCTGGGTTTAAGCATAGTGATACGTTGGTCTTATCCAGACTTGCTTGTCCCAACAGGGAAGGGGGACACTCTTTAAGGAACTGGGGAGATATCCTTGGCGGGCCTAAAGGAGAGCATTCTGATTGGTCTGTGCTTACACCAGAGATGGAAGAATATTGCATACAGGACGTTAGGGTTACTAAGGCAGCATATAATGAACTTGTTAAAGAGCTACGGTTTTTTTCTGATGAGTCTATTTCCTTAGAGCATCAGACACAAAAGATAATAGCTAAACAGATTAGTAATGGTTGGTTGTTTGACCAAGAGAAAGCCTTTATCTTATTGGCTGAACTAAAGGAGAAGAAAAATGATTTAGAGGAAAAGGTACAGAAAAGTTTTAAACCCTTACCTACTTTTGTTAAACAAGTAACACCGAAGATTAAGAAGGACGGCACTAAGTCCATAGTGGGCCTAAAGTTCTTAGGTGATTCATGGGAAACCGCAGAAGGTTGGTTTTCTAGGATTGATTGGGAACCTTTTAATCTAGGATCAAGACAACAGATAGGAAGACACCTACAGTATTTCGGTTGGCAACCAGAGATGTTTACCGAAAAAGGACACCCCATAGTAGATGAGAAAGTATTGCAGGAAGTTAAGGGTATTCCAGAAGTCAGCATGATAGCTGAATACTTGATGTTGCAGAAACGTGTAGCACAGGTTAGCTCTTGGTTGGATTCTGTGGACAGTGAAGACAGTAGGATTAGAGGGTATGTTAACTCTAACGGTGCTGTTACTGGTAGAATGACACATTCATCCCCCAACACTGCCCAAGTTCCTGCCGTATATTCGCCTTATGGAGAACAGTGTAGGGCGTGTTGGTCTGTACCTAAAGGCTACTCTCTTGTGGGTGTAGATGCTTCAGGTTTAGAGCTTAGAATGTTAGCACACTACATGAAAAGTGAGGCATACACAAATGAAATACTCAACGGAGACATACATACTACAAACCAAAATCTTGCAGGACTTAGAACACGAGATCAAGCTAAAACTTTTATTTATGCTTTCTTATATGGGGCCGGAAATGCTAAAATTGGAAGCCTCTTTGGAGGAAACAGTAGAGATGGTAAACGACTTAAAGAGAGATTCCTCGAAAATACGCCATCACTTGATGAGTTACGAAAACGAGTTACAGGAAAGGCTCGTGGAGGTTATATTCAGGGATTGGATGGGAGAAGGGTCATTATACGATCAGAACACAGTGCATTAAATACATTGTTACAATCAGCAGGGGCCATAGTAATGAAGAAATCTTTATGTCTTTTGGATGAGTACGCAAAACTATGGAAAATTGAATATAAAATTGTAGGGAACATACACGATGAAATCCAATCAGAAGTTAAACAGGAAATGGCACAGAAATTTGGCTACTTGGCGACTGAATGTATTAAAGCAGCGGGAGAATACTACAAGCTCGGATGTCCACTCGCAGGAGAATACAAAGTTGGAGCTAACTGGGCAGAGACTCACTAATCACCACCCATTAGGGCCGAGAAAGGGTGAGCTTTCTGAGCTTATAGCTACTACTTGGTTTTGGGATAGAGGGTGGGAAGTTTTTAGAAATTCAAGCTCAACTGGCCCTGTTGATTTAATTGTATTAAAGGATGGTGAGCTTATCCTTATAGACGTAAAGACACATAGCACGGGCTATGGTAGAACAGAAAGACAGAAAGAACTAGGTGTCTGTGTGTTTCAAGTAGACTTGAAAACAAATACGTGTTCTTTTGTGGAGCATAAAGAATGAAAAAAATATATACGGTAGTTGAAGATATTTATAAACTCATGGAGACTAAGGATGCTGACAGTTCTGTAGATGTTGAAGCTGAGATAGAGAAATTTGGGGAGTCCGTCAAGGCTCTAATGCGAAAGGAGTTTGGCAGAGAAAAGAGACAGGATAATAGGAAACTTAGATTATCAAATATAGGTAAGACTGATAAGTTCCTCTGGAATCACTTTAATGGTACAAAGAAAGAAGTTATCAGGCCCAACACCTACGTTAAGTTTATGTACGGCCATTTGGTTGAGGAGATGTTGTTATTCTTTACCCGTATGGCAGGACATAGTGTTACTGACGAACAAAAGAGATGTAAAGTAGAAGGTGTACAAGGAAGTATGGACTGTAAGATAGACGGTATTGTTACTGATGTAAAATCCGCTAGTTCCTTTGGCTTTAAGAAGTTTAAGGACGGAACCTTGGCTATGGATGATCCCTTTGGTTATTTGGATCAGATAAAAGCCTATGCCCATTCAGAAGGAGAAACAGAGTTTGGGTGGTTAGCTATGGATAAAGTAAATGGAACCTTAACTTACCTAAAGTATGACCTAAAGGATACTCAAGCACCCATTTATGACTACATAAAGGGAGACATAAGGGATAGAGTTAAGCATGTAAAAAGAATAGTAGAAAACCCAGTAGAACCCGAAAAGGTATGTTTTGATCCTGTACCGGATGGTAAGTCAGGAAACTTAAAACTACAAGCAGGGTGTTCTTATTGTCAGTTTAAAGCACATTGCTATCCTGACCTAAGAGCATTTGCATATTCGGGTGGGCCTAGGTTCTTTAGTCATGTTGAGTTTGAACCTAAAGTTATGGAGATATCCCTTGAGCCAACAGTATAGATCAGGGTTAGAAAAACAAGTTGCTTTACAGTTAAAGAAGCCGGACTATCTTTACGAACCGTATAGATTACCCTATGTTACCTATAGGCACTACGTTCCAGACTTTGTACATGAAAAGAAAAAGATATTAATAGAGTGTAAGGGATTCTTTAGGGCAGGAGACATACAGAAATACAAGGCAATAAGAGACTCCCTAAAGGACGAAGGGTGGGAGCTTGTGTTTATTTTGTCCAGTAAGAAGAAAAAAATTAGGAAAAATAGTAAGACAACTATGGAAGAATGGTGTGCAAAGGAAGGCTTTTTATGCTATACTGCAAATACACTTTCAGAATTACATAAGCACATCAAGGATAAGAAACCATGTCTCTAACTTTTGAGGAATTAAAGGAAGCCATAACAGAGGAATACGATGTTACTTTGGTTTGTGAAGCTCTTGATATTTCTGTAGAGGATATACTTGTTGCTTTTGAAGATAGGCTAATGATGTGTGTAGATAAATTTATGGAGGACTATAGAAATGACGAGTTTGAATGATGTTACTCCCGAAGAATGGGATAGAGTAACAAGAAATAAAGCCAGAGATGAGATGACAAAAGCAAATATTAAACACAATCATGGCTATAATTTAGAAGAAAAGAGTGATTCAGTAAACAGACCCAAGCACTATAACATGGGTGGTGTTGAGTGCATAGAAGCAATAAAGGCCAGTATGACTACATTAGAGTTTCAAGGATACTGTAAAGGTAATCTTATGAAGTATGTTTGGAGATATAACTATAAGATGAAACC